CGCTGCCAATGCCTTTGTTGCATATGATCCCAATCCCGGAATACTCCGTTTATCCAAAATGGTTTTATATTCACTTCTTTGCTCATCCAAATATCTGAATTGCTCATCAGAGGTTTGCACCAATCTGATTGTTCGCGTATCCGATATAAAATTGGTGAGGATCCCCTCTATTAAGGATGAACCTCTAACCGCTACATCTGGGATAGGTAAATCAATTGTCGCAAGGAAACGAATATTGGCCCATATCTCCGCAACTGTCACTACATTCTTATCCAATCCACGATGTTCGAACAAGTATGACTTCAACTCTGGTGGGAAAGGGTTTGGGAACTTCCTGAATGCATACCCCTGTCTTTGGATAAGTTTGATATCCGGGGATAACCTCAGGTAAGTCCTCTGAAAGCTGGATGTGGTGTATTTCCCGATCAAATTGATCACATTCTGAATATTACTCTTGCTACCAGATTGAGTCTCAATGAACATTTCGTCTTTCATGCGCCTCACTTTCTCTTCTCTTTCAACAAACTTTTCGTCCCTAAACGTCTTGGTTTTCCTTTGAACGATTTCGTATGCAGCATCAATCTCATCCGCGAAAGCACTGATCATCTTTTTCATCCCCAAGCTTGTTTTCAACTTCTTGTTCAATCTGATGTAAAAGTCTTTCCTGTATTCAGAGCCTCCTGGTAAAGTTTGCACTTCATCATCCAATCCCAAGCTTTCAATTACGAATGTTTCTCGACTCGTTGCTTCCTTTGTCGAATGCCAATTCTCATCCACATTAACCATTCGCTTCAGAATTCTGGAAAGGTACAACGAGGGTCCAGCATACAGTCTGACTTCATTGGAATTGAAACCTTCCTCGAACAGCCTGCTCGGAATTGCCCACCATAACCCTCCAACTTCAGGGGGTTCGTTCACACTTCGAGATAATTGATGAAGCCCATACATGTCAGATACAAGCCAATTGATTGTAACCATCATCGATGCTACAACCAAATGTGGACACCCATTGACGATCAAATCGTATACCCTCCCAGCTATCATGTATGAGTCGCTAGCTGGTGAAAGCCCTGGAAGGTCTTTACACAGGACTGCAGCATATCTGATCCAAGGGACATAAACGTCACCATCAAATTGTACGATCTGCAAAACTTCATTTGCATACCCAAACCCCCATTTCAAAAGAGATGGTCGCTGAGAAAACAATCGAGGGGTTATAAGTGTGAGTATCAAGTACAACTTGGATATTGTCTTTTGCTCGACAATATGGGTTTCCTGAGTCCTTTGATCCAACAGAGAGAACGTATTAGTCTTCGACTGGTACAACACATTCCCGTTGACCATGATGCCGTTCACAAGGTTGGTAACTTGTTTGTTTTTGAAGTCGTCTGTTGTCGGAGGTGGCAAACAAGTTATTCCATGAGAATCATCAGAATGGGTTGCAGATCGAAAGATGTTTTTCACACCAAGGTATTCCAAACAATCCTTGGTAAGCTCTTTGTGACACTGAGTGTACAAACTTCCTATAATGTTGAAGACACCCAGTGTAAATCCAGGTTCTTTACGGAAGCATGGGTTTTGTTTCAACCT